CCGAAGCACGAGAAGCCGATCGTGCCGGAGCGGATCGCGCCGATCAACCCCGGTCCGAAGGTCTCGCGGGCGAAGAAGATCAAGGACCTCACCGGTCCCGGTCACACCACGAAGTTCCACATGGAGGGGACCGATCTCGGGGTGTGCACCCGCACGCCGTCGGGGCGCATCCTCTCCGTCTTCGGCGACACCTTCCGGTTCGCGAAGGTCGGCTCGGAGGACTGGCGGGCTCCGGTCGCGCTCTTCTCCGACACGAAGAACCTCGACGAGGGTCTGGTCTGGCACGAGGCCGCGGGCGGTGACTCCGGCTACGCCCGTCAGCTCTGGCCCTACCCGCACAACAACCCCGAGTTCTCGACCGTGCTGCCCACGGACATCATTACCCTCGGCGACACGATCTACCTGCACTGCATGGTGAACAAGGGTCTCGGGAACGTCGTGTGGACCGAGTTCCACAAGTCCACCGACGACGGTCACACGTGGTCGCACGGGCTCGGACGCATCCCCGGCAACTGGCGCAACGGGCTTGCCCAGGTGTGGACGATGACCCAGGGTCCGGACGGCTGGGTCTACGTGCTGTCGACGAGCTTCCGCCGGAAGGACCCGATCATCCTCCAGCGCGTGCGGCCGGAGCACATCGCGGACTACAAGCAGTACGAGGGCTGGGGCTACAAGCCCGGCACCGGCTGGGCGTGGGGCAACGAGCCGACACCGGTCCTCGACCGCGGCGACTCCGGCACGGCGTTCGGTGAGATGAGCCTGCGGTACATGCAGGGTCAGTACGTCCTCGTGACCTTCGACGCCGGTGGTTACGACATCGACGTGAGGGTCTTCGCGAACATCACCGACAACCTCTACGAGGCGAAGAAGTCGACGCCGATCCGCGGCGGGCAGTGGGGGATGGAGGGTGACGACCGGGTCGCCCAGCTCTACGGTCCGTCGATCATCCCCGGCTCGACGCTCGACGGTGGCTTCCACATCGTCGTGAGCCAGTGGAACACCGCGACCGGCTGGCCCTACCGGAGCCTCCAGTTCAAGATTCCGGTCGACCCGGTCGTCCCGCCGACGACCTCCGGCAACTGGGTGCCACCCGAGCAGCCGAAGCCGCGACCGGACGAGACCGTGGTGATCCCGCCGGTGCCGGTCGGCGACACCCAGTCCATCCCGGTCGTCTCGACCGGGGACATTCCCGGCACGGTCGGCGAGGCGCACATCCCTCCGGCCGGACCGCCCACGACCCCGGCATCGTCGCCGGAGGGCAAGCACCGCAAGCCGAGCTTGTGGGACCGCATTCTCGCGTACTTCGGATTCAGGAGATGATCATGGTCAACCCGCGCAGCATCGAATGGGACGAGACGCCGATCGAGGCGCTACCCACGAGCAAGGCGTTCTGGCTCCAGGCGCTCGACCGGGCGGTGAAGACGGCGCTCCAGGCGCTCGTGGTCTTCCTCGGCGTCGGCGTGCCGATCCAGGAGATCGACATCCAGAAGGCACTCATGGGCGTCGCCGCGATGGTCGCCGTGAGCCTGGCGATGTCGCTGTCGTCCTCGCAGCTCTACGTGACCGAGAACTTCTCGGTCGACCTCGTGCAACGAGCGATCCGAACGTTCATCGCGACGGCCGTCGGTGTGATCGTCGGTGTCGAGGAGCTGTCGTCGATCGACTGGGCGAACGTCTGGGGTCTGGCTGCCACCGCCACCGTGCTGTCTCTCGTGACGAACTTCCTGACCAAGAACGTCGGTACCAAGGGCACCGCGTCCGCGATCAAGGGAGCCGACATCCCGGCCGCGGCCATCGTGCCGACGGTCGGACACGCCGTCCTCGAGCAGCTCTACAACCCGTACAAGTTCCGTCAGAGGTAAGAACGACACATGGCCCAGAGGAACAGCAAGCAGGCGGACCTGCTCGGTGGAGTGAAGTTCGAGCCCTTCAAGTCCTTCCGGACGTCGCTCAACCCGACGGCACCGTGGGACTCGATCGAGGACTTCGCGATGCACCCGAGCTTCTGCGGGCTGCCGCTCTACCCGCGGCAGCTCACCCTGCTGAAGCTGATCTATCTCGAGACCGAGCAGATGACCGCCTTCGATCTGGACGTGATCGAGCAGTGGCGGGAGGGGTTCACGAACAAAGAGGTCGAGGGTGTCCAGCCCGACATCTGGGAGCGCGTGAACTACCTGAAGGAGCGCGGCTACCGGCACTTCCCGCACATCGAGGCCATCATCGGCCGACGTGGCTCGAAGGGTCTGATCGGCGGCGTGCTCGGGGCCGAGAAGATGGCCTACATGTACTCGCTGGGCAACTGGCAGGCGCACTACGGCATCCGCGAGGGCAAGGACGGCTACCTCGCGGTCGTGGCGACCAACATGCTCCAGGCGAAGAAGTTCCAGTTCGCCGACATCCGGGAGGTCATCGAAGGCTGCGAGTACCTCCAGCCCGCGATCGCCACCTCGAGCGAGTACGAGATCGTCATCCGCACCCCGGCCGACCTGGACCGGATCGCCTACCTCACCCGGCAGAAGGTCCCGATCGACCACCGGATCGCGACGCTCCACGCGGTCGCGATGTCGTCCAACTCGTCGTCCGGTCGTGGTGCCACCGGCTTCGCCAACTTCTACGACGAGTTCGCCCACCAGATCACGGGCACCGGCTCGAATCGGTCGAGCGAGGAAATCTACGAGGCGTACCAGCCCTCGCTCGACCAGTTCGGCAAGGACTCGCTGACGTACATCCCGTCGTCGCCGTTCACCCAGGTCGGCCACTTCTACACCCTCTACCAGGAGGGCGTCGTGCCGATGGCCTCCTTCGACCCGGAGACCGGCAAGACGAAGATCGTCGAGCAGACGGCCGAGCAGCTCGGCACCGACCGGGACGAGGCCGAGGAGATGTTCGTCGACCTCACCGCCAACCCGGAAATGCTCGTCGTCCAGCTCCCCTCCTGGGGTCTGTACCAGGACTGGGAGAAGGCCGAGCGACTCGGGCTGCCGAAGAAGATCGGCGCGATCCAGGAATACAACGAGCGCATGGCGCGCATCGAGAAGTCGAACCCTGAGAAGTTCCGGGTGGAGCGCCGCTCGCAGTTCGCCACCGTCCAGGACGCCTTCTTCGATCCGAAGATGGTCGAGCGGATGTTCGACCAGCCGGACTGGCGCGAGGACCCGGTGTGCGCACAGGACGCCGGACGCCGCGACCGCGTCTACCGCGCCCACATCGACCCCGGCCTGTCGAATGCCAACTTCGCGCTCGCGATCGGGCACCTCGAGTACGGTCCCGAGGACGAGTACGGCGAGGTCTGGCCCCACGTGATCATCGACGTGCTGAAGGTCTGGAGGCCGCAGGACTACGAGGACCGCACGATCGACTACGTGCAGGTCAAGCACGAGCTGATCGAGTACCTCCGCAAGTTCCCCACGATGGAGGTCTTCACGGCCGACCAGTGGAACTCGGCCGGTATGCTCGCCGACCTCCGGCAGGAGTTCCCGGAGATGCGCATCCGGGTCGAGGAGTTCAACGAGAAAGACAACCAGGTCCGCATGGAGCGGATGAAGTCCGCGGTGAACCTCGGCTGGGTGCACTCCTACCGCGACAACTTCTACGGCGGCTGGGGCGGCATCGGCACCACCGAGTGCCTCCTCGAGCTGGAGATGAAGTTCCTCCAGCGCAAGCCGAACGGGAAGGTCGACAAGCAGGACACCGGCCCGGTCACCACCAAGGACCTCTTCGACGCCGTCAACGTCGTCACCGACGACCTGCTGAAGGACGAGCTCGACCGCTGGCAACGACAGATGCTCGGCGGTCACACCCCCGCCGTCGGCTCGACCTGGTCGGCCGGTCTGCGCGCCGGACACGAGCAGGAGCGGCAGCGGCTCATGGGTATCGGTGCCCGCACCGGGCAGCGTCCGGCGGCGACCCCGCACTCGGCGTCCAACAAGATCAGGGAGAAGCTGGAGGCGAACCGGATGGCCCGGCATCAGAACGGTTACGCGAACCGGTACACCGACCGTCTGCGCGGTCGGCGTCGGTAACCAATCCCTCCCAGGGTACGGTACTGTTAACACATCGGCAAAGTTTCCGAGGAGGTGACCGTGCCCCAGTCCTATCGAGTCCTGTCGGAGAGCATCGAAGAGGTCGATGACGTCTCCGAGACGGACGCTCACAAGGCTGCTCTCACCGTGGTCCAAAGTATGGAGGGTGAGTCGCCCGAGGCGATCCGCGAGGTCCTGGATGCCCTGGGCATCCTCGAACCGCTCCAGAAGCATCGGACGAAGTAACCAGGAGGAAGACGTGGCAGTCACCGAGGTCGCCGAGTACCAGGACCGCAAGTTCGACCGCTCGAAGTACTACGACGAGCGCAGTAGGGACTACCCGATCCGGGCACTCTTCAGGAAGCTCGACGCCCAGGAGCCGCGCTCCTACACCTGGGGCTGCGAGCCACATCTCGACCAGGGGCCGGACGGCGCGTGCGTCGGCTTCTCCTTCGCACACGAGGCCGCGGCGAAGCCGCAGGTGCACCCCACCGATTACAACCTGGCGATGCGCA